TACATGTGAGAGCTTTCCTGAGGGTCAGTAGCACCAGCGAAACTGGAAACAGTGATCGCAGAGTTAGAGGAGTTGTAAGGAGTAAGGATAACCTTGTCGTTATCTTCGTCCTTCTCAGTGACACGCCAGTAAGCAACAGTATCAGCAGTGTTGTTGATAGTGTTGTTAGCAGTTGCGTCAGCTTCAGCAAACTTGATCTTGTCTTCTTCGTCAAACCAGCCTACGTGAGAACGCTCAGCGTCTGCAGAAGCAGTGCTCAGAGTTACAGCAAGCTTGCCGCCTTCGATGGCACGGCCAGAAGTAGCGACCTTACCGAGTGAACCAGCACCGTCACGGAATGCTTCACCAGACTTGATACGAGCTGCGCCGATGGCTTTAGCTTCGATTTCTTCAGTCAAGGGATCAGCGTACTGAAGGAGTTCAGGACCGGTCTTGTTCAAAACAGTGCGAGGAACATTGATGGTCAGTGCAAAGTCTTTGTACTGAGCAACACCTTCCTGCTGATTTGAACGGTCACCTTCAGGGTAGTCACCGTCATCTACGGGCAGTGCCTGGTATCCGGCAGAGCCGTAAGACTTACGGAGCAAATAGCGAAGTTCACGGCCGCCAGCGATGGAGCCTTTTTTCTTGAGCACGAGCTTCCACATTTCGGAGGCAGTGCTGAGGTTGTTGTAAATACCGTTGGTTGAATAGATCTTGAGGAATGTTCCCAGATCGACATTAGCTACAGTCATTGTGTTTTCCTTTTAGTGAATGACTTAGCCCCACAGGCGCTTCATGAGATCTTTAGCGTCAGTGCCGTCCCAGCCTTCCAGCTTGTTCTTGCCTTGACTGCCTTGCGGATACCTTTCGGTTGCCGCTACCCGAGCTTCCTGCTTGGCTGATTGTTTTTTAGCTTCGATGGTTTGAGCTACCGTGGCCTTAGCGACCTTGCCCATTCCACCTCTCATAATCTTAGCGTTGCGAGCGAATACCTTACGTACCAACTCTGGAGTTGCTTCCCGGCCTTGATCGACTAGATCTTCAAGGTCGGTGAAGCTGACTTGCCACAGCTTCTTGTTCAGGGCTGCAGCGGTATCTTGATCTTCTACATGGCTACGGAAGTCATACTTAACCAGAGCATCAGTGCCCAGGCTGCGTAGGCGATCCCTTTCGATGCCGTCTTCACGACTCTGCTGACGAGCTTCAAGCTCTTGGATCCTACGCTCATACTGTTGTTCCTTCCAGGACTGCTCTCGCTCCGAACGCGCCTGTTCCCACTGGTAGCGTTCGTCAGGGTCACCGCCTTCAGTGATCCTGTAGCCCTCAAGGATACGGTCCTGTAACCGTGAGAAGCCTTCTTGTCCAAGTACAGCTTGAGCGGCTAACTCCAGCTGATCCCCTTGGACCAGTTCTTCTAGTTGTCCCCAGACCTTGGCTTTATCTTCGAGTTCAGGAAGTTTCTCCTTGTACTCTTTGAGTGCGCGGCGGGCTTCATCTCGCTCAAGCTGCCAACCTCTAGCTCCCAGGCCTAGCTCGATGGCTTTCTTCAGCTTGGGGTCTTCCGAGTCTAGGTTAAACTCAATGGCCTTGCCTTTGTGCTTGACTTCGATGGTTTTACCGGAAACTGGGTCCACCGCTTGCTCATTGGACTCTGAGGGGGGCTGAGTCTCTTCTGAGCCTTCACTGGCTGTTTCCTGGTTAACGTCTTCAGTCTGCGCGTCAGCTGACCAGGTGTCCGCTGTTGGCGTCTGTTCTGCTCCTTCGGCTGCGGGGGCCTCAGGTTCTGGTGCTGGCTCGGGAGCCGAATCTCCACCCTGAATCAGGGCTGTGAACTGTGCTTCCGAATTACCACCAAGATCTCCACCTGCTTCAAATTCTGATTTCATGGTTAAACCTCCAACGGCGTCCCTGTAATCATGGGGATGGCCTGACAGTGCCTAGCCGGGTCCTGAGACATTCAGGATACCATTTAGGCGTTATGCGTATATTAACATACCTTGACTACATTGTCAAGTACTTTCTACCAGATTCGCTAGAATCTAACCCATCATTCCGCCAGGTCCAGCCGGGGGAGCCACGGCTCCCGGGGCCTCAGCTGGGCCAGCCGGGGCTGGTGCTCCGGGCATTGGACCGGCCTGAGCCAGGTCACCGGTGGGGCCTGCTCCAGGGGCTGCGCCCTGGGCTGCCAGCTGCTCACGTTCCTTGATGTGCTGGTCGATGAGCATCTTCAGCTCCTCATCCAGGACGTTGTAGGCCTGGGACATCACGAACTCATAAGCTGCCGATAACATGCCCTGGTGCTCCTCAAGCTCCCTGGGGGCGATGTAGATCTCGATTCCATCTTCTTCGTACTTGGAAATGATCTGGTCGAAAATCTCCATCTGGCGACGCTTGGCTGCCTCAGCCATGTCAAACATCTCTCCGATTCCATTGAGACGCATCAGGCTCAGGATTTGCTTCATGGTGTAGCCAGCTTCCTTCAGATAGCCAACCATCTGCATCACAGCCTCACGACGGGCGTCTGGGTCAATCGGAAGGGAGGTACCATATTCGGTATCGAAGTCAAACCCGTCCTTGACGTCAGCTCCGGAATAGTAAGCCACCTCAAGGGCGTTCTCTTCACCGACTACCAGCACCTTGCGAGGGTCGGTCCACTTGTCTTTGATCAGCCCAAACACCTGACGATAGATCGACTCCATACAGTCACGGTACTTGTTGAAAAGCCGCTTGCGAACCATGTTGCCAGCGTTGATTGCAGTCTGAAGCGAAAACCCAGACATCTCACGCTTAACTTGTCCGAACATCGAATCGTTCACGCCAGCCAACTGCTCCATTGCGGAAAGCAGTTGGTCGCGAAAACGATAGATGTCAGGCATCAAGGTTGGGGGACTAACGAACGTAGGCTGTTCGTTGGCGACTCCGTCAACGTGGATGACCTTCCAGGCGGAGTTGGACGGTAAGTCATCTTGTACTTCGGCTCCGTTGTACAGCACCATCCGCACGGTACCGTGGGCTTGAATGTTGTCGAGGACGGTTGAGTCCAGTCGGTTGAGGACGTCTTGTAGGCGAATGATGTAGTCGACAAAAGTCCTTCCATACACTTGACCTGGTACATCGATGTCTGTGAGTATGTGGTAAGGAAGACAGGCATTTGGATTGGGATTGGGAGCAACATTACTGAGGGACGTACCGTCATTGAGAATGAACATCCTTCGTCCGGCCATTCCGTTCCAGGGGAGTCCTTTTTCCACGTACTCCCAAACTTCAACACGTTCCTTGGGTTTATTTCCATCCTGGTCTCGATCCCAAAAGGTTGATCTACGGATCTCACGATCCACATACTTCTCGATTAGCTCGCCTTTGTCTGGGAACCGCCACTTAGCTTCTTCGGCTGAGATTACGTGACGTTCGAAAACATAGCGCATCTCGTCCCAGTGCTGAGCTACCGGATCCAAGAGTACGTCCCAGATTTGCAGGGGACGTAGGTGCATGTCACCGGTCATGGTTAGTTCCTGAGCTTCACGGTCAACTTCTAAGATCTCACCCGCATTAGGATCCCACTGAGTTTTGAAAAACCCCGAGCCATAGGTCAGGGTCTGGAGACACAGTAGGTCAATGCGGTCTTGTAGTTTATAATGACGACGGATGTAGTGACCAAGGCGGTCAGCGGCTTTGGCAGCCATTCGGTCGTTATAGTCAGAACTGGTGGGTTTGGGGATCACCGCTGGGGGGTTAGCAGACATCTGTGCGTGGATGAATCTTAGGTACTTGAACGCATAGTTCATCGACACCCAGGAGTCCCCGGAGTTCTGGTCGCCAGCAAAGAGTTCTTGCAGAGCTTCAAAGGAATAAGATATTGACTCACCACCTGCGTTGCCGCTGGCTGTGAACAACACCTGCTCGTTAGCTATCCAGGACCGTTCGAACTGTTCTTGGTATTTACGTGCTTCTTCAAACCGCTTGAACACGGTCTCCTGAGCCGTCTTCTGGTCCCAAACTTCATAACGCATGGCGACTTACCTCCGGAGCAAATTCCTGCCTAAGTTCTTTAGATTTTATACTTCTTGCCTCCAGAGCTTGTTCCTCAGTATTGAAGATTCCTAGATAGTAAGATTTTCCCTGGAAAGATATTCGAGCTTCCCACTTACCTCTTTTGAATCTAACACCCTTACCTTTCACGTTCTGCATGTTCTGGAAATGTGAACAGATACGTAAGTTTGAATTCCGGTTGTTGGAAGGATTCCCATCCTTATGATCAATACACCGATCTGGAGGACAGTCTGTGATAACTCTATGTAGAAGTATAGTCTTTTGACGGGACTTACCTTCTGAGTTTTTAATTGTAGCCTGGATCACTCCACGTTCTTTCTGATAATACCACTTATAAGGTTTAACCCTAGCTAAGTGCTCAATATCAAAAGTAGTAAAATGCCCCGAGGGTAGCGTTAACAAGACAGTCTTGCCTTTGTTAATTACCTTATAGTTCCTCATCTACGCCTCGCTTGCTTAGCTTCATGAATTAGTTTGATCAAAAACCGCTCAACCCGAGCAGCCGACCAGGCAGCATAGCCCGCAGCAGCCAAAGTCAAGGATTGGATCACCAACCCCGCTATGATAAACGCCTGGAATTCCACCATCTCTGTCTCCTCTCGACTACCTGGGCCGCCGCTTTGTCGCGCTTAGCTCGACGTTGGTGCCATTGTTGTCTGATCTCTTGGGTTGGAGTGAAGGCTTTGACTTCGACCCGCTTAGGTAAGCGATGAAGTGAATCAGCAAAATACCTAAAAGGATCGGCCAAGTGATACTTACTAGCATGGATAATACGATCAGGATTTCGTTCATCCCAGCTACACTCCACAAATTCGTCAGCAAGACGTCCAGCTTCAGGTGTAACATAGACCTGAGCGGTTGTCAACAGTTTATTTGCCTCATCAATAGTTTCTGCCTTACGGTTGGATTTATCCGTATAGGGCAGCCACTTTAGCCGCCTGCGGTGTGCTTCTTTGTAGAATCCCGCAGGGTTACAGTCACACATCTTAAGGACCACGTTTAGGCCAGCTACGTGTTTCTCGACCTCAGTAACCAGAAGGTAGGCCGCATCTCCGTTTAGGTACTCCGCCTTGGTCACGTACCAACGCTCAGTCTTAGGGTCTTCTGCTAACACTATAAGACCCGTAAGGCCTGAGGCGCTAGGGTCACAAAAAGCCACGTGTCGCCATGTGACATCATAATCGGCAGGTAAGTTGCGTAAATTACGGTCTCCGTTATAACTGAATACCCGAAGGTCGCCCATATACCACTCGCCATACATCCTGGCTCGAAACTCCTGCTCGCTGGCACACAGGGCACGGATCTCTTCTTCGATCTCCTCCTCGCGTCCAGCATACTTGGGATTGTCCAGAACCTGAAGCACGTGCTTGACCTTGGATCGGAGGGGGTTGTCTACGATCTTTCGGATCTGCTCGTTTCGAATCAGGGGAGTAAAGGTAGCATAGAACATACCACCGTCTGAGATCGTACGTAGCATCAGCTCAGAAAGCAGGCTGGAGTCGTCTGGCATCTCGTCAAGCCACACCACCTGGGCGGTGAAAGCCTGTACCTTTTCCCGAGCGTTCTTCGCATCGTGGTGTGATTGGAAAATGATCTTGTTGCCAGTAGGGCGGTGGGTTACTTTCTTTAGGATCCCTCCGGTACGGTCTGGGTCGATCTCAGACATGTCCAAAAAGGGCTTGAGTTTCTTTTCCCAGATCTCGTCTTCGAGTTGGGAGGTGGTTCGACCTACCACCAAAATCGTCAAGGGCTGGTTGCCCCAGAGGTCTTCTGGATTAATGTAGGGATGGTTGTCTCCCAGGAACCAGCTGACAATACGTCCCCCAGTAGCGGTCTTCCCTGACCTGTTGCCCGCGATCACAAAATGCGCCCGGTGCTCGATATCCTTCATGATCTGGAGTTGTTTCTCGGTCGGTCTAGAAGCAGGATCAAACGGATCGAAGGCTAACGAAAGCTGATGCTTGTGAAGCCGCTTGAGTTTAGCCAGTTCGATCTGTTTGCGTTGTAGTGCTTCGTGACTCATACTAGTTTGTCTAGTAGTCCTTTAACCTGTTCAATGATCTTAGCCCGATCACATGGAGCTGCTTCATGCTCGTCCTCAAGCTGGTCAGGGTGAGACTGCCCTGTCTCAACTGAAGCTTTGCGAGCACGATCAAGTACGGCGTTGTCAGCTTCACTTGGAGCTGGGGCCTTACCTTCGATCTCGATCACAAGCATCCCGTCCGGGTTGGCAAACTTACGCCATTCCTTACCGAGCTTCTTGTCCATTGCCTTGTTAGCCAGACGATTCTGAACCTTAGCAGGAAGGTTCGGGCGCTTGCTGCGCTCGTCTTCCTGTAGGGCCTTCATCGCCTTAGCCTTGCGTAGTTTCTCTAACATTAGCGTCTATCCGATTTACGTAGACCTTCGATGTCACAAGTGCCAGCACCTTCAAGGACGATCCTACCGTTGCTTCTCAGTGGAAGGTAGGTAGCGTCTGAAGAGTCTTCTTTGGTGATCTTCAGTTCTACGTTACCGTCAGTAACAGTGACTGACTTAGCGTCGAACCAAGGTCCTTGTGAAGTGTAAGCAGTCTGCAGCTTCAGGGTTACTGACCCAGAAGTGTTGGCTGCTACCGCATCAATCCTCAGATCAAGCGAGTCTTCGTGTGACAGCTTGAAGCGGATTGAAGCTTGTGTTGACCCAGAGCCTGGGTGTGATTGAGTTGTGTCATCCTTCAGGATGTCCTTTGACGAGTGTCCTACTGCGCCCATTAGCGTAACCTTTCATAAAGTTGTTCAGGAGTTAAAGTTTGCTCTGTTCCGTGCAGCGTCCGCGAAACCCACTCAGTACACAAAAACATTCCAGTTACCTGCCACAAGTTAGCCTTAGGCAGTTTTAGTCCGGCCTTCTTCAATAGTGCCCTGATGCCCAAATGTGCGAACGCCAGGAAATCATACTTCGAATGCCAGTACTTATTAAATGTAGTCATTAGTTCACGCCATGTCAAGTCTATTTCTACCACTTGAATCACGGTGGCCTTCTGGAGAAACTGCTCAATCGGCATGGCGTGCACACCCCAGAAGTTTGAATGAAACACCAGCCCGTGATGTTCGATCACCACATGGGACATCTCGGACTCTAAGGCCCAGGATATTAGGCGGCCGATTGGGCCACGTCCTTTGGTGAACAACAATCTCATTTCAACTCATGCAGTACAAAGTTAACACACACCTCATCGGTATGGTTACTTGGATTAGTTAAAGTCACTTCGACTTTCATATCTTGGATTAGATCAGCGTCATAGTTCGACGACTCTGAGTAGAAGTCTTTAGCCACCCCCGCACCAAATCCAAACTGGTTTAGCATGAAGTTAGGGATAGCAGTATATCCAGTAGCTGCCAGAGTTGAAGTGATTGCTCCGGTAGGGGTATCATAGATCTTTAGATCTGCCTGAAGTCCAATAGGTGCCCATACGATTTCAATGGCATTGATCTTACACTGAACATAAGGTATAACCAAAGATACTGTAGTATCTCCGTTGAGTATTTTCTTGACCCCATGTACCCGGCGAAATAGCTTCTTATCTCCTATCTGCTTATCTGCAAATGGAGATGGTTGGTTTTTTATTTCAGAAGGATACAGTCCTTTAAGTAAGTTAATGCCTGCTGAGATATCCAGGTCCACACTACCATCATTGACTATCAGATCTCCATTGCCTACCTTAGTAACTATGTCACTGGATGCAGCATACAGAGAATACTCAGCAGGGTCTATGGTGTAGCTTGCTTCGGCAGCGATCATCTGAGCACCGACGTCATTGATTGTGACGGCATCGGTAGTGCTTGGATTCTTGAGTATCTTACTCATACAGTAGTCCCTTTGATCTGAAGGTCAACGCCGACATTCTTACCTGAGTTAGGTGAATCAGAAGCTACGCTGATAGCAATTTGTTTGCCGGTAATTAGTGTGAAGTTAACCGTGGCTGAATAAGTTCGGGTACCGTCTGTAGTAACCGAACCGATGAACGATAAGTTACGCCCGTTTCCATCATGTTCCCAGATATCGATCTTAATCACTTTTGCGCGTTGATTACCGATGGACACGTTGGAAATATAAGGATCCACGATACCAATCGGAATACCTGTGATATTACTGGGCACTGAGCCTGGACGATAGAGGAACGCTCCTTTGGATACATTACCAGATCTACCGTAGGAATACCCGGGACTGGCTGAAACTGCCACACCGCCTGAGACGTTTTCCAGGGCTTCCTGGACGTTGTCTGCAGGATCGGTAAGGTTAGTATCATCGACTGGTACAGACGATGCTACCTGCGTTATCCCGCCTTTTCCTGAAGTAGTCACCCTACCTCCTGTATCCTTACATCAGTGTCTTGTGCAGCCACTAACCAAATAGCCAGCAGGTCAGAACATTCGATCTGCATCCACTGACCCTTGAAAATCTTGAAAGCATTAGCCGTAGTCGGAGCTGCCGTAGAGTTGTCTGTGTCACGGTAGCACCAGTAGATGTCATAGTTGATTGGCTGTACAATGACAACCCTTCGTTCGCTTAGCCTGTTCGCACCAACCTTCAACTCAACAGCTGTAGTACCGACTGTTAGTGAAGTTGGTGCGGAAGGTGGTCCGTTTAGTACCGTTAAGTCAGCCACTATTTTGCTGCCTTCTTACGAGTAGTTGGTTTCTTTGGTGGTGCAGGTTTTACTTCCTTCACCTCAAGCACGTGCTGCTCTACCTTGGCGAACAGGTCACGCTGCAGCCAGCCCATGTGCCGGGTCCACTCAATACACTTGTTGAACGAAGCCCCTTGAAGCTCCATGTTCTTGGTGACAAAGTTGATGGCGTCTGCCAGCTTCTTGGTATCTTCTTCAGTAAATCCGTTCATAGTCCCTCCGAAAAGAAGGAGGCCCGAAGGCCCCCGTTAGGTTTAGCTATACTCAAGCATACGAGCGTCAGCAGTTCCAGAAAAAGTAACAGCCTTAAGGTCGATAGCAGCACCGAGCTTAAGATCCAGGTAAGCACCGGGAGCAAGTGGGAAGTCGTCAGTAGTGGCAGTAGTCTTTCCAATGAACATGGTCTTATTGCCGTTGTTGGCAAGCAGAAGTCCTTTGCGGTTGGAAAGCGCAGTAGCAATCAGATCAGTAGAAGTAGAAGTAACAGAAGTCTTGGTAGTGGCGAAGTCAGTGTTAGCAGTGGAAGGATCATTCAAGTTGTAGACGTCGAGACCGTTGTCAGAACCAACAGTAGTGACAGTAGTGAGGGTAGTGCCATCACCAAGTCTTACTGAATCGCTGGCGTGAGTCAGGTCACGGATGTCAAGGTCAGTAGCTTCAACTGCCCATGGAGAGTCAGAACCCTGGATAACAGCAATCTCAGTGTCTGAGATGTGAACGTCCAGTGCCTGGTCACTGTTGACCAGAGTTGAAGTCAGCGCAGTACCAGCACCATCGTATGCCCAAGCTTGGACAGAGTCACTAGCTGCGGTCAGATCACG